AATAACCAGATAAACAATTAACTAATCTTGATATTCTACCAGTAAAACATTTACATTCACTTTCTTGCATTTCTTCATTTAACCTTTGCTTTATTTCTTTTTGTAAATCTAACGATAATTTTTCCATTTCTATAACTATTGCTGTAAATAGTTCTTTAAAAGTAATGTCTAACATTGTATGGACATCTTTACAATCCATATACTCTGTTATGATTTCTTTAGTTTTTTTATCTAATTCAATCCAATCTAAATAAGTTAATACACATTCTGGATTGTAATAATTCATTAAAGCATGGATGCTCACTTGTATGGATTGTTGAATAGATGAACTATGGACGTTTTGCGTATCACTATAAATGTTTTTTTGATTTGTTTTATTCTCTATGCGTTGTAGAAATCTTTGAATAATTGGATTTAATGTGTTTTCTATTGGATTACCTTGTAAAACTAAAGTAGTTAATTGAGTGAGATTACATATCTCTGTTGGTAGTTGGGTTAATTGATTATTATGTAAAACTAAAGTAGTTAATTGATTGAGATTACCTATCTCTGTTGGTAGTTGGGTTAATTGATTATTATGTAAATTTAACCAAGTTAATTGCGTGAGTTGACCTATCTCTTTTGGTAGTTGGGTTAATTGATTATTATGTAAATATAAATGAGTTAATTGCGTGAGATTACCTATCTCTTTTGGTAGTTGGGTTAATTGATTATTATATAAATATAAATTAGTCAATTGTGTGAGATTACCTATCTCACTTGGTAGTTGGGTTAATTGATTACTAGTTAAATATAATTCAGTTAATTGAGTGAAATTACCTATCTCACTTGGTAGTTGGGTTAATTCATTATTATGTAAAGATAAACAAGTTAATTGCGTGAGATTACCTATCTCTGTTGGTAGTTGGGTTAATTGATTATAAGATAAATATAATTCAGTCAATTGCGTGAGATTACCTATCTCTTTTGGTAGTTGGGTTAATTCATTATTATGTAAATATAATTCTTTTATATCTTTATCAACTTGCTTACCATTAATTTTAATCATTTTGGATTGGGTTGTAATAGTAATATCATATATATTTTATATAAGTTCAAATTTATAATAAAAAAATAAAAACATTACGCGCTTAAATATTACAAAACTATTTTAATTTATTCTATATATTCTACCCATTCATTTATTTTGGTTTCTTCATATCCTCTTTCTTTTAACGCAACCCTTACTTCTTCTTTCAGTGTTTCAATAGTTTTTATTCCTCGCTTTTCCATTATAACACTTATTATATTACCAATTTCTTCACTTTCAGAGATTTGTATTTTGACTTTATCTGAATAACCAGATAAGCAATTGACCAACCTAGATATTCTACCAGTAAAACATTTATATTCACTTTCTTGCATTTCTTCATTTAACCTTTGCTTTATTTCTTTTTGTAAATCAGGTGATAATTTTTCCATTTCTATAACAATAGCTATAAACAATTCTTTAAAAGTAATGTCTAACATTGTATGTACGTCTTTACAATCCATATACTCTGTTATGATTTCTTTAGTTTTTTTATCTAATTCAGACCAATCTAAATAAGTTAATACACATTCTGGATTGTAATAATTCATTAAAGCATGGATGCTCACTTGTATGGATTGTTGAATAGATGAACTATGAACGTTTTGTGTATCACTATAAATGGTTTTTTTATTTGTTTTATTCTGTATGCGTTGTAGAAGTCTTTGAATAATTGGATTTAATGTGTTTTCTATTGGATTATCATATAAATCTAAACAAATTAAATGCCTGAGATTACCAATAGAGATTGGTAGTTCGGTTAGTTGATTACTAGTTAAATATAATTCAATCAATTGCGTGAGATTACCTATCCCTGTAGGTAGTTGGGCTAAGCGATTATTTTGCAAATATAATCTAGCTATTTGCGTAAGATTACATATCTCTATTGGCAGTATGGTTAATTGATTACCGCGTAAAATTAAACAATTTAATTGCGTGAGATTACCTATATCACTTGGTAGTTGGGTTAATTGATTATTAGATAAATTTAAATACGTTAATTTTGTAAGATTACCTATCCATCTAGGTAGTTGGGTTAATTGATTATTAGATAAATTTAAATAAGTCAAATTTGTGAGTTTCCATATCTCAATCGGTAGTTGGGTAAATAGATTACCAGATAAATTTAAAAATGTCAATTCCACGAGTTGCCCTATCTCTCTAGGTAGTTCGGTTAATTGATTATTAGCCAAAGATAATATATATAATCGCGTGAGTTGCAATATCTTTATTGGTAATTGAGTTAATTGTTTATTATCTAAATTTAAGTCTTTTGTATATTTTTGCACTTCTACATCAAGAATTTCCTCCATTTTGGATTGGTTTATAATAGTAATATTATAACCTATAAAATTTCAATTTTTATAATAAAAGAATTACGATTCTATAAAAAAATATAAAATATAAATTTCCGAGGGTGTAAATATTGTTTTGTTTATTATACATATATTTCTGTTCTACATAGGGGACAATTTGTCCTATGTGATGAAAATACCCAAGGTTCTATACAGTTTTTATGAAATATATGATTACAAGCATTAAGTTTAATAATATTATCACCAACATTAATACATTCTTTACATACACTACAATCTTCGAAATCGCCCGATGAACTAACCACTTGTTCTGTTATAGAACTAGCAAATTCTAATTGTGTTAATCCTAAATGTTCTGGAGGTGAATAATATAATTGTGGAAATATGTCTCTCAAATTAGTATGTCTAATATTAGGATTATGTGTAGATAGTTGTCTAGATGTTGTTAAATGAGAAAATATTGGTCTATTCAATAAATTATAATGATTTTCATTATTATAGTTTGATGGAGGAGGTATATAAGTTGATGGGTCAGGTTGTTCTAAAGGTGGCATATCACTGTAATCAAAGTCATCATCATCTATATTTCCTTGTTCATTTGGTATAGGTACTGGTACTGGTATAGGTGCTGGTCTAGGTATAGGTGCTGTTGTAGGTATAGGTGCTGTTGTAGGTATAGGTGCTGGTCTAGATACTGGTGTAGGTTGAGGCACTCTATTAAAATTAGATAAATTTCTACTTATTTCCAATGAATTTCGTAATCTTATCCAATCAGTAACTGAAATATTATATTCAATTGTTGATACTGTTCCATTTGGATATGTAAATTTTTCCTTCACGGTAATCATTTGGTTTGAGGTAGCCATTTTAGAAAACTAGAATACTAGTCTAGTAATAAATAATTGTTAAAGTATTAAACTAAAAAAAATCAATTTTATAAAAAACTAATAATCTAAAAAACTAATAATCTAAAAACTAATAATCTAAAAACTACAACATATACATAATGTTGGTATAAGAAGAAATAGTGATGTTAATTTAAATATAGCCCAACAAAATCTATATTCTAGTAATCTATATGATATGTTATAAAACTCTTGTAAATAAAGTTGATATTTATATTTCGTAACATAGCTAATATAACAAATAACAGCAACACCTTCTAGTATAGCAAGAATTATCATTATATACCAACCAACGTAATATGCGATTTGTTTAATACTAGACTTTCTACAAAATCCGTTTAATTTGGTACATTTCGAATTTTCTACTTCATAATTATCCCAATCTGCAGAATTTATATTACTTCTAAATCCACCTGTGTCTGTTAAAAGAGCATCATTTTCTCTATAAACAGATGATATAAAAACAACTTCTTTTTTAATACCACCTTTCATATAAATATATCCAATAATAATTGTAAATAAACAGATTACTATACTGTAAATAAATTCAACAAGTACAAATATACCGAAACTATAAAAGAATTCGATTTCAATTGCTTCTTGTGGAATACTAGTATTCGCAGGTGGTAGTGCCTTCAACTTAGGTGCTACAATTGCGGATAATGTTAATGTACTAATTGCGGAACAGCACAATATAAAAATACCGAATATAGTAAAATTACGCTTACAATCACATACACATTCTAAAGCACAATCATAAAAGTGTTTAATTGATATAGACATTTTTCCAAGTTGTATAATAAAATTTTAAATTTATTTTTATTTTCACTAATTTGAATTTGATAGTATCATTCTCTTTAAGTTTAACATATATATCAATCAAATTCTGACCAATGAATACTAGCACTAACTTTTTCATTGCTAGAAGAACCCACATTTTGTGCAGTTAATAATACTACATCACGTTTAGTATTAGTTGATGTAGATTGTTCAACCCCAGCAGTTAAATATATTTCACGTTTTACATCATTAATGCTAATATCAGTATTATTAGATATATATGAAGTAGCAACAATTCTAGAATTTGCTGATGACATTTCCATTGATGAACCTGAGTTATCGTCATTAATATCAAATTCAACATAACTATCAGCATTAACATTTTCCCAAGCAGCTGTTTTTGTCATAGGAGTTTGATTACTAGTTTCATCACTATATTCAGAATAATGTCTTACTCTCAATAATATATTAGCATTTGTAGTACATACAATAGAATATCCTAAAAATTGTGATGTTGCTCTCCTATTTGTATGTTTTAGTCTAATCGCAATTAATGGGACTTCGTTTTGATTTGATAATATTGCAGTATTATTAGTTCCACTAGTTGGAGAATCACTATGGTCAATCATACTAATACTAAATGGATTTCCTAATGGTGTATATCCACCTTCACTAATAACAGTCCCGCAAATTTCTCGCATAGTGCCATTATAATTACTTCCAGTAGAACCAGATGTTAATTCATATCTAATTGGTAAAGTAGCAGTTCCAATATAAGTCGTTGTTTTTGTATTAGAATGTAAGAATTCGTGTAAATATATAATTTTTCCACCCATAACACAACCAACTCTAACACGTCCGACACCCAACCATTCCATATCAATCAAGAAAATTTGTGAAGTTGTTGGGTCAAGTTTCAATTTAGAAGGTCCATAACAATCCATTGTATCAAGGTTCCAACAGTTTTGTTTTATTTCATTATCAACTGATGTTATACTATTTTGTAATCTTTCTACAATATATAAATTCCCTGTTCCTGAACCATTTGCTTCATATTTAAAAAAATAACCATTACTTTCATCATAATAACCAATTCTACTAATAGTATCACTTTCATTATGTCCCGACGCAGGTGTTGTTAATGGATATTTGCCAGTATCTAATACACCAGTCATTAACACTAATAGTGATTTGCCAGGTTGATAAGTAATATATCTTCTACTTTGTCTAATAATTTTAGAGTTAGCGGCTTCTACTCTTAGTGAAACCGACGAATCACTAATATTGTGTGTCTTACTAGCAGTGCCAGTAATATCTTCACATTTTGATATTTGGTCGGTGCTTTGAGTATTTTTAAAATGTGCTAAAGTACTAACATTTGATACACGAAGTCTGCTAAAAGCATCTACATTCTTATCTGGAAAATCTATAATTTGTGTTTTATGTTCATTAATTTTATCTCTAGGGTGAAACAAACAAGTTAATAAGAATTTCTTTTGTGATGAACTACCATTCGTATAAACTACTCTAAAATATTTTTTTTCTACTATATAAGACTTATTATACAATGAATTTGAGACTGAATATGTATTTTTCCCAATATTAGTGTTAGTAGTCCAATTAGTATTATCTGAACTAAATTGAACATCAATACCATTTGTAGCACTTGTTTGGTCTGATTCTATATTAAGGTCTATATTTGAATATTTTGATACATCTTCTCCAGTTCCAGTGTATATAGCATCAGACACAAGAGATGTGATAGATTTATTATCAATAGATTTATAAAATTTCATTTGATTTTCTTCTAAAAAAGCATCATTTCTCTTGAAAGATGTATCTAGTCTAAATCTAGTTTGTGCGGTTGAACCATTTTCATATTTAATTCTACAATATCTGCCTTTAATAGGAAATACCCTTGAATACTCTTCTGGTGTAAAATAATTATCAGTTATATAATAATCAAATACTGTATCACTCAAATCATCGTTGAATTGTATTTCTATTCCATTTAATGAACTATTTGCGTCAGAACTAATAGAAATTCGAATACTATCATAGTCAAAACAATTTACTACAGAACCAGTGAATGTTTCGCTTATACCTAATGTTGTATTAGTGGAATTAGATAGAATTCTATTCCCAAAACCGTGTATCGAATTATTTCCAGACATTTTGTTTTATCTTTTAGTAATAATAAATATAAATTAATTATTATCATTGTATTAGTCATATTTTTTAAGTATTTTTTAAGTTTTTATTTACATTCTATCTATTATAGGTTAAAAGATGGGTGAATTAATCCGTGAGAAAACAACATTAAGTATTCTTAAAAATACTGATTGTGTCGGGTGGGATTATAATTCTGTTCCCCAAAATGTAGAAATAAATGATATTCGACTTATTACTGACTTTAAGAAACACGCATTTGGTGGGTATCAAAAATCAAAGGTAGTATCAACACTAGACAAAGAAATCACATTAGAAAATGTTAATAATGCGTGTTATTGGGCTATACAATTGATGATATCTGGAGTAATAGAGCCACTATGGAATAAATATCTAGCAATAGCGGCTAAACAAATAAATATTGCGAATCCATTAATGCCAGTTTTTTTATTACAAAAAACCCTAGTATTGAAGAATAATATTGCTAATAAAAAACAAAATCAAGTTTTACAATTACGCAATAATAGTGTTGTCCGCAATCTAATTGTAGAAATGACATCACTTTTAACATTGTCTAGAAAACGTAAATTAGAGGTATTACCAAAGATAAAGAATGAGGATTTTATTGTAACTGTTTTTCAAAACAAATTGGAAGCAAAAGATACAACACTAGTTAATAATTTTATACAAAGTGAAGACCCTAGTGAAGTTAGGATTGCTATTAATGAATTCGCACACCATCTACGCAATCGCAATAATTATAAGTCTCTATATTGGCTTAATTGGATACTAGAATGGGAAAAAATGAACCGTAAAAAATATAATAAATTTGAAGTAGCACAGAGAATACAAGAAGGTGTAGATAGTAAATTTAGCAAATGTGTAATATGGCTTGTATGGAAAATTATAAATACTATTCGCACACAAAAATCACTAGAATTAAATATATCTGTTAGGGAGAATAACCAAATAGATGCGTTATGGAGTTTATTTCGATATGAATTTACTATAGGAAAACAGTCTGTGAGAGTATCATATATTATTTGGGCTATTAAGTATATGACATCACAGATAGATTGGAAAATTCCGTTAGTTGAAAGGGAGAGTTTGCATTTTCAGGCGATTGCGAATGTTAATTTAATTATTAAGAATATGAAAGGGCAAGAGGTTAAGAATAATTTATACGATGATATGAAGTATAATTTAGCAGTTCATAACCATTATATTCAAACCGAAAGTCATGATACATTAAAAAGATTACAACAGGAGCAAATTGATAAAAAGAAAAGAGAGGAAGATGTAAAATTACAAAAGGCATTAAAAAAGGAACAGTTGGTTATGGAAAAAATGGCTAAGAAGAAGAAAATCACATTATTATCTATGAAAAAACTTGACGCATTAAATAATATAGATATATTTTAGATTATGAAGTCTTTACACAAATATAAATTTGATAAAAATTGAAATATTATATCTTAAAGATTAAATATTATTTCTAACCAAACAAGAATTCTTTTAGTTAAAGAGAAAACAGTCAATTATGGCTTCACTAGAATATATAAGAAAAAATGATAATGTTATTATTACTTTTCTATCTAAAGATGGGAAAAAGATTACATTAGATTTAAAACATATTAGATTGCTTTGTAATGGTATATCAGGGATTATTATTGGAGATGAAAATGAACCAATCTCAGATATAGAAGATATTCCTTTACCTATAAATTATGATATATTAATACTTTGTATTGATTGGATTACTAGAACTGACGACCAAAGCGACTGGATATATACCGAAGATGTATCTGATAGGTCTGGAAACTTATTGCATGAAAAGGGGTCTTATCGCAAATTTAATGATGATTTTGAACGTAATAATTGCATTTACGGTAAAAAGTTAGAATGGCTTACCCGTTTTGATTTTCACATAATTGGAAAGCCAAATTTATTAGGTGAAGATAGAAAACTACAAATAGAAGTCCAAAGAAAATTTTTAGAACTAGTACACGCGTCAGATTATATGGGTATAGACAGTTTGACTGACTTGTTAGCAAAATTATTGGCTCAAACCATTGATGATTTGATTACATCTAGTGGTAGTGCTTATAAACTTAGACAAATATTTTCAGAAACACTAGATGATTTTGGTTTCACAGATGATATTACACCAGACAGAAGAGAAGAAGTTGAAAAAGAAAATTCTTGGATTAACAATATTAAGCAATGTAGTATGCCATAAACTAAAAATTTTATAATTTTTGTAATAGTATTATGAATTACACTATATTAAATATCTATAAAGTTATAGTAAAATATCGAACATTTAATTAAGGTTAAAATAGTACATTAGTGTAATATATTCTAAAATATAAATGACAACTAAACTTTTTTTTATTAGAGCATTTGGAAACCTATTAATATATAATCATCAGGGAAATGATGCTACTATTAATGAAATCCAAAATTTTATAAAAGATAAAACTTTCTTAGAACCAGCATCATATTGGATATATTCATCTGGGAAAAAATTATGTGAAAATGATTGTATCGGACATTTAAACACAATAGATGTTATGCCAAAAATGGTTGGTGGTGGAATGTTCGATGATTTATTTGATGAAGTTTTTGATGCTATAATGGGTGCTTTAGAAGCTATTTTCGAACCAATAAGAGGTCCAGTAATGAGTATTATAAATTTATTTAAAAAACTATTAAATATACTTATTGTTCTTGTTAAAGCTACAGTATGGGTATTTATGCTAATAACTTGGTTTATTGTAGAATTCGCCAATCCAGCAGTATTAACCAATGATTTTATTGGTGGTCTATCTCGTTTAACTAGGTTTATTATGTTAGCGATAGCAGATATATTCTTCGCATTCACTAGAACATCATTAAATATGTTTGGAGACTCAATGTTCTCGGGTTTATTGGGATGGGACTCTAAAACTAAACAAAATGATAAAAAGAAACAAAAAGGTAAAGATTGTGAAGGAGTTAAATGTTATGAGGCGGATTATAGACAAGTTCCATTTAGTGTAGTAATTGCTACTGTGTTAATGCCACCTCTAGGTGTGCTAATGGAATTTGGTGTTAAGTATTGGGTTAATATATTTGTATGTGCTATGCTAACATTAATGTTTTATTTCCCAGGTCTAGTATATGCTTTGGTGTTAATTTATTGTTAATTTATTGTTATTTTTATATCTAGTGTTTTTCCTATTATTATAGTAATTTTTATAATTAGTAATTTGTATAATATATCCAGAAATCTAAATGTTTGTTCTATAAAAAATATACTTAATAGATTTTTTAATAATAGATTTTTATTTAATATTATGCAGAAACTATATATTATTAGATCGGGTGAAACCCAGTTATTCAAAATTGGTATTAGTAAAGACCCAGATAAGAGATTAAAACAACTTCAAACAGGTAATCCAAATTTACTTAAAATATATTTTACATTTCAAATAAATAATAAATATCAAAATGTAAAAGCAGTAAATATTGAAACAACAATACATAATTTTTTACAAGAATATACTGGGAAACACATATTAAATGAATGGTTTAATTTAACAGATAACGAAGTTGTTAAAATCGCAGAATGTTTAATTCAAAGTTTTAAATAAAGTTTATAAACTTTATAAATGAGTTAAATGTATATTTTTAATTAAATTTTAATGTTTATTAGTAATTTTGTATCTAGTGTTTTTCCTATTATTATAGTAATGTGTAATATGAATTATTCAAAAAATCAAAAATCAGAAAAAACTTTAAAAACATTGGGAACATTGGAAACATTGGAAACATTTTATATAAAAGTTGGCTCTTCTAATTTAAATACTATAGTAATTCAACAAAACAATGAAAATATAATCAAAACATTAGAAGATTTATACAAAGAAACTGATAAATATCTTGAAAAGAATAATATCAAATCCAAAAATTACTATCTAGTTTCTAGTGGAAAAATATTACCACGAAATAGCAACTCATCACTTGAAACATACAATATATATAACAATGCCACACTAGACCTAAATTTTAGACTTATTGGTGGAAATATATTTAATCTAGTAATTGATATGTTCAAATCGATTGGAGATGTTGTAGTAATTTTAATAAGAGGTATTATAGTAATTTCTAAAATGTTAGCGTGGTTCGCTCAATTTGCAATATGGTTTTTCCGTGAATTCTTAGACCCATTCGCATTAATCACTGATATGACAGGTAGTATAATCAAAATATCTCGTTTTGTAATTGTAGCAATGACTGATATATTCTTCACATTCACTAGAACCGCATTTAATACCATCTTCACACCAATGTTTCCTAATCTTTGGGGGTGGGATTATAATACAGATAAAAATAATGTCAGATATGATGATGATGATGTTGACAATTCTAAAAATAATAAATCTAATAAAAAACCAAAGGGTTATAAAAGATGTACCAAGGACGGTAAAATTTGTTATAATACAGGTTATGAAACTATACCATTTAGTGTTATTTTAACAACAATTCTAATGCCACCATTGGGATTATTAATGGAATTTGGATTATCATATTGGATTAATATATTAATTTGTGGTATGCTAACATTGTTATTCTATATACCTGGACTACTATACGCTTTAATTATGATGTATTGCTAAATTTTGTATATTTTCAATTCAAAGTTTAAGATATATTATTAATCAGAAATATCTATCCTCAATAGTAATAGATTAGGTAATATCTAGTAAAAAAATATTAATTAAAAAAATATTAAAATATTAAAATAAAAAAAATATTAATTAAAAAATGTCAGGAGAATATGTTCCACCCCATATGAGGAGAAGAGGGCTTACTAGCAAACCTAGAAACAAACAAATGGACGATATAATGAAAGGCAATGGTCCGCTTGGTATAATTATGTTAATGATTATGGATACAATAATGGATATGATATTAGACTTTATTGGATATTTCTATATAATCTTTAAAGATGGAATGGACTTTGTCCATCATATGACATTCGGACAATATAATGGTATGTTTGGCTCTACAGAAGACGTAGAAAAATACGGCAGTTGTTTCACTTGGAAATATATGCGATATTTTATTACACTGATTACTCCACCCGCTGGTATATTCTTATCTAAAGGTATCAAAGGTTGGTTTTCAATAGTGTTATGTATATTACTGTGTTATTTCCATTATGCGATTGGTATTGTATATGCCTTTGTAATTACACATAGTAATAGATATGCAGATAGATATGAAGAATATGAATGGGCTAGAGTTCAAAAATTAAAAGCATCAATTCGGAAAGATGAAGATGGAGAAATAACAGATATGGCATTCTTCATTGGTTTGGCTATTATGATTGCTCTATTTGTTGGTTTAATAGCATTTATGGTGAAAATGGCGTAATACTAAATATTAGAATACTTTTGTTTTTATTTAAAATTTTTTTTATTTAAAATTTTTTATTTAGATAAATTCTAGTATTATAATAAAGATTTAATAATTTATAGTAGAAAAAATAATATTAGAATAATATACAATGCCAGATACACTAGAAACTAAAATCGACGAAGGAAACTATACATTATATGACAAATTCATATATGGTGGATTAGGATATGGAACATTTTGTTTACCAACTAACCTATTCCGTATTATTTTCACTGTAATATTCCCACCACTTGGTATATTTATGGGATATATTATTGATACATTCCCATTTGTAGATTTCCCCAAACTAATCAGAAATATTGATAAGATTATCTACTCATTCATTCTAACAATGCTATTCTATATTCCAGGTTTAATATACTCACTTTCTATTATTAAATGCGGTAATCAAGAAGACGAAGAAAAGAAAAATAACTAGATAACAAAAATCTATACATTATTTATATAAAATTGATATTTAGTTTTTTAACATAACAATAATTACATATTATAAATTACTATGTAAAGTAATTATTAGAATTACATATAAATTTTATTAGAAGACAAGAAAAAAACTATTCAAAATGGCTACAGCAAAGATTTCGGTAAGTAATCTATATGTTATTATGGGTCGTAATTATTTTAAGAATTTCGATAAAATTCTTGCTAGTTCATGGCGTTCATATGACCGCAAATCCTACAATGAATGGGAGAAAAGGGCTACTAGTGATGGTTCTGTTTCCAAGGTATCATCAAATACTAAGCAACTAGACCATATCCAGAAGAAGATGAAAATTGACATTACTAAAGAATTGGCTATGTGTAAGTCAACCATATGTAGTAAAGATTTAAATATCAAAAAGGACGCTATTATTAAAACGCTAACACGTAATTTATCAACAGAAGCAGAGAGACAGGAAATTACTAACCTAGTTAATAGCGAGACTAATACATCATTTGGTATTAGACACGAGAATACTGCTATTGTTGAATTTCAAAAACAGACAAATACGGAAGTAGTTGGGCAACAAAAACGATTTAATAATAGTCTAGGAGTATATAATAATATAGAATGGATACTAGTGGGTTTAATTGATGGTTTAACAAAGAATAATGAAATTGTAGAAATTAAAAACCGAGTAGGTAGTCCTAATAAGACTAGCACCCTAAGACATTATGAAGAACCGCAAATTATGACGTATATGTGGTTATCTAAGTCTGCTAGTGGATATATGGTGGAGAATTACAAGTCAAAGGACGGTAATGTGTTGAATATTATACCAGTATCGTATCAGGTTAATTACTTTGAAGAGAATGTAATACCTGCTATTCAGAAATTCATACAGTTCTTTAATATCTTTATGAATTCAGATGATATGAAGATGAAACTAATGAAAGGTGGAGAGGCAGAGTTATATCAGGCATATCAAGAATTGAAGATTTAATTTTGTATAATTTTAATACATTTTAATATATTTTTATTTATTTTTTTAGTATATTAATTTGTTATTATCTCAGTATAATGTAATATTTATTATCATAGTAAATAATTTAATGGAGAATACTATGAGTAATTTAGAAGGTGGAAGACCACCTAGAATGCCTAAACCAAAACCACCTAAAGTAAGAACTAAAAGATTTTCTGGAGCAAAGCATAAATTTAGAAAGACTTTTAGCACTGGACGTTCAAGAAAAATTAGAGGAACACTTAAAAATCGAGGTGTTCATAAATCACATATTAAAAGTAGAAGAAGAAATCCACTTCGTCGTAAAACATTAAAGGTTAGAAAAAGTGAGTTATACGCAGCTCAACAAAAGCAACAGTATAAGGTTGCTAAAAGTCAGGCTGGACTAAATGTTGCTAGTAATAGTATGAAAAAAAGACAAGGTAGTATTGCTACAACTAGTGCTGATTTACAGGGTGCTAAAGGTAGGAAGAAAGCTTTGGAAGAAGATTTAATTGGTGATAAAAACATATACAAAACTTACAAAGAGTCTAAAAAACAAGGATTAGACGTAAGTATGTCAAAAAATAATATGAAAAAATTAAAGAAAACTATAAAAAAAACTGAAAGCAATCTTAAAAGAACAAAAAAGGTTGAAAAGGCACACGAAAAAAGTTTAAAGAAAGACCAAAAACAATTACAAAAAAATAGTAAAACATTTGATAAAGCAGAAAAAAGATTAACAAAATCTGAAAAGACATCTCAAGCAAAATTAGAAAAAAGATTAAAAAATTACAGAGAACAAGTAAATAAACAACAAGAAAAGTTTGAAAAAAAAAAGCAATCTTATCAAGATGCTGTAGTTTTAACAAAAGGAAAAAGATTTTTTAATCCTACAAAGTATAGACTTTTTAGTAGAGATGCTAGAAGAGTAAGGGCTATGAGAAAAACAGCAAAAAAACTATCACAATCAGGTAAATATAAAGGTATGAATGTAGATAATTTAATGCGTAGAAATAATGTTATGACTACAGCAATGAAAAGTAGAAAAAAAGGAAATTTCAAAACTTATCTGAAAAACCGTGAAAATGGTTCAAATCAAAAATTAATAAGAAATTCTCAAATAACAATAGGTGAAACAAAAAGTATTATAAATCAAGCATCATCTCAGAAACAGTCTGCCGATGATTTTGCCAAATATGCTAGACTTAAAAGAAAAGAGCGAACTAATGAAAAGAGAATGTCCAATGGCACTGAAGGAAAAAGACAATATGAGCTAAACAAAGGCACTTTAGGAAGACAAGGTCGTAAATATCAAAGGTCTCTTGCTAGAAAAAAAGAGAGAAATTCACCAGAAACAGAGAAAAATACAGCAGTAGAAACAGAAATTAGCAGAATACAACAAATAAACAAATATAAAAAGGAAAGAGAAAATGATTTTCAACAGACACACGATTTATCTGTGAAATCCTCAACTCCAATTGCAGAATTAAGGCGACAGCACAGACAAAAATATGCTACTAAAAAACTTATAACTAACGACAACGCATCAAAATATATTAAAGGTAATGAAAGGAGACTACTAGCAAACAAAACTGAAACACAACAACAAATGGCTAGATTGAGTATTAATGGTGAATTAACTAAAACATCTGATATTAAAAATGGGTATGATCCTAGCAAATTTAGTAGTCTTAAAGAAAAAGCATTACGTGTAGATTTCTTTAAAGCACGTGGTTGGGATAAGCAAAAATATGATGAATATAAAGAATTAAAAGATAAATCCTTATCTGGTAAACCATTAAATACCTATGAACAGGAAAAATATATACAATTTAATACTGATAGAAAAAAATTAAAAGATGATTATCATAAACTTTTCCCAAAATCTACACCTTCACAATCGCCATAATACCATAATAAATTAACATTGATACTAATATTAAAACAACAATCATTTTTATATTCCAATTATCACTAGACATACAAAAACCTTCATTTGTTTCATTCACATTTTTAATTCCTTTATCAAATACTATTCTACTATAATCATTATCAACTGGGTTTCTAGACCTATACATTTTTAATAAGTCATTCGCTTTTTCTATTTTATCATTTATTTCTTTATTAACTTTTCTCTGTTTAATATCTTCTAATTCTTCACAATCAAAATCTATTTCATGAGTATTATCAGAAGTATTACACATACCAACATTACATCTAAATAATTCCTCTAGTTCTTTTGCTTTTCTCAAGTTTTGTAATCCAACTTTTCTATCACCAATAGAACCTAATAAATTACTATTCTCCATCATATGTAATTTATTACAATCTCCTCTAGTTAATGCCTTATGTCTTTTTTCATCATCATTTTCAAATGCTTTATATGCAATCTCAGCATTTCTGAGAATATCTATACCAAATAGATGTCTAGCAGTTTTTTGTATTTGGTCATTATCCCTACCACCTACTTTAACCGCAGTAATACCAATTAATGATGCTTCTGTAATATTACTAGCACTATCATCAAAATAGATTACTTTAGCAGGATTATCAAACTTATAAAAATTCATAATATCGACTATAAATTCATTTTTATTCTTGTAATATTGTGTAGATTGATGAACGCTATCACTGAATGGTGCTTTTATATTTTTACTGTGGAAATAGTGTTGGTTGAGACCAAATATACGGTCTAGGTATGCTTTAATAATTTCGTATGCGGCGAAACTAACAATACCAACTCTAATACCGAATTTTGTTAGGTATATTACTAGAGATTTAAAATATCTCCAACTTGGAATTTCACTATCTAGTTCTTCATCTGTTCTTTTCATAATATCGGTTGGTTTCATAGACTTATTGTAATATACACTACCATCAATCATACAATCTTGCCAATCCCATAGCCATAATTTAAATTCATTTTTAAAATAGTCTGATATTGGTTTATTTTCCATTTTTTGTTCTCTTTACTTATTATTTCTTTATTATTTTACTAAATATTTATTTTAAATTTTTAAATTTTTTTAATTTTTTTAATTTTATTATTTTTTTATTTATTTATTATTATTATTGATACTAGGTCGTATATAATTATACCATCTATTATAGAACCAAGTATTTACTGTTGTATTAATTTCATCTAATGGTTTCCCGTTTTCATCAGTATAATATTGTTTAGGGAATAATTTACGTATATATTTGTATCTAGCGAGTGTTTGACACATTTTCAATTCTAACTCATTAGGTTTATAGAAATATGCTATAGTTCCTCCAGATAAGATACCACATAGAACAATCCATATATATAATTGTTGGTATATTATACCAGATATATAACCAGAAATAAATGATGAACGATAACTCATTATTAATTCTTGGTTATTTTTATCATGATAATGCTTTAATATATTATCGACATCTAGTAAAAAACTAGATTGTTTTTGTTCTCTATTAAGCCATATTATTTGAGTTGTAATTAAACCACTTATTATAAATACAGCAGATGAATTTAAGTAGCATCCTATAATAAATCCTGTAATAGCAACTGCACTTTTCTTAGAAATATTTAATGTTATTGAAGACATTATTTTATTATCAATTTATTAACAATTTATTATTAATTTATTATTTGAAGCGTAGTATATAATCTCCTTATATAACAAAATAAACAAATATGACATCACCGCCAATATTTGGAATTATTCTCAGACGTGTTATAACACTAAAAATGCGTCAATTTATTACAGTGCCAAATGAAAATATTACTACAGAATTTTGTAATAAAAATAAGATTGATAAGATTGATATTACTAAAGAATTTTGTATTAAAAATAAGATTGATATAGATAATAATAATTTATTTGAACGTGGAACAAGTCAAATATACTATAATTTACCAATGATTAGATTACAAGAATTAAAAGAATTAAATGAATTTAAAAATAAAAAAACAGAAAAATGATTTATTGCCATAACTTAGATAAAGCGGCGAATACACCACCTTCAGGGCATTCTGTATAACGCTTACGGACAGTTTGACCACCTACACGGTCTTGGTCGACTGCCATAGAATAACCATTACCACCACACATTTGTTTCTTAGAATGTTTCTTAGGTTGTTTCTTAGTGGGTCTCTTAGAATGTTTCTTTGCTACAGCTACTACTTTACCTTTACCAACAGCCTTTGCCTGGGCTTTTGCGACAACCTTACCTGATTTACGGACAGATACTTTGGCACTAACCTTTTTAGTTTTCCTATGTGATTTTTGGGACATAATATTATTTATTATTTATTATTTATGTATTTTAATATTGTATTAGAAAATTGATTTTATTAACACTTATTAAATAATTAATTATTAACAGTTTGACATAGTCAATTACTAGTAGAGAACATCACCTGTAATCAGTAATAATGTCAGCAAATAAAGAAAATATATCAAAAAAAATAAATATATCAAAAAAAATAAATCAAATATGTATCAAATTAAGTTTTGCACACGCAAACCCAATGGATTTTACAGTAGAAGAATGTGAAGAATGGTTAATAGAATTAAGCGATACATATTTAAAAAGATTTAAACAAAAATATATATATGAACCCAAAAAAGAGAAATGTGGTAATATATCAGAAATATCTAGTGATGATGATATGGACGAGTTATATGGAATAAATGATAATTCACACGTGGATAACAGTAGTGATGATGACAGCAGTGATACAAATAGTTTATACAAAGTAAATTTAGAAACATTTTTTGAAGACCAACGTAAAAAACAAACAAAACAAACAAAATCTAGAGGATTTTGGGATTGGATTAATCAAGATGAAGATGAAGATGAAGATGAAGTTGAAGATGAAGATATTAGTAGTACAAATAGTAATATAGAAGACTCAAATTGGAACTACAATGATGTATATGGTGAAGATAGTAATCGTTCAAATATAATATATAGATTTGGTGATGAAGATTAAATAAAACTAAATTATATTATATTCTAAAATTGATTACTAATTAATATTTTTTTTATTATTAAAAATATAGAGTGTATTAATATAATTATGGGGGATACTATTGATAATAGGAAAAAACTAATTTTAGATAGTATTACAATAATATATAAAAATTATTTAATAAATACTTTAAAATATATAAATTCGCAGTATCCAAAATTATTTCCCAAATCGAAATTATTATCAGAAATTACTAAGATTTCAATAAAACGCGTTCCATTTTCTGAGAATACTAAAACTAAATTAAAAAAAAGGGTAATTGAAAAGATACAAATTAAAAAACAAAGGAATACTGGCTATTATATTCAATCTACAAAAAAGCGTAAAATAGCAATCGACGATGATTTAAGATGTATGGCTAGACTTTGGGGGAATGGGTATATAACTATACAGAAATGTAATATTGTTTATGGAATAAGGTGTAATAATGAGATTAAACACGGAACAAGTTCTAAATATTGCGGGATACATCTGAGAAATAAAAACAAACACGGGGATTTTAATAAAGAACCTACTATAGAAATCAAAAATGAATATAAAAAACATTCTAAAATATATAAGAAATTTGTATCTAGCAATAAATAATAATTAAAAAATAATTAAAATAATAATTAAAATAATAATTAAAATGTAGATGACACACACCTATTTATTTTAGATTTTGATTGTGAAAAACATTTTGCCGAAAGATTTAATATTTTATTATTTTTTCTTAAAAGTAGATTACTTTTCATTTCATCAATCATATCTCTCAAATAATAATTCTTAAATCTGTAATTTCTTAATTCAGTTTCTAATAGAGTTTTTTTATTACACAACTCATAATTTGTCTTACATAGTTTCATATTTTGATTACGAGATATTTGTAAATTATCGCTCAAAGACATAGATTCTCCTTTTAGAAGTTCGAATTCATCTACCAAAGAGTAATATTTTTCACATTGGTCATTTAATTCTTTTTTCAAATCTGATATTTTATGTTCTTCAGTTATATTATTATCAGTATTTGTACATTTGTCATTAGGATTGCCTAATTCTGCGATAGCTTTTTTAATCATATCATCAACTAATTCAGACACAACATCTGTAATTTTTTCTTCTCTAGTTGTTGTACTAATATCATTTGTTTCTGTAGTATTAGAAGAAACAGTCTTAGCTATAGAATTGGCAACAGTGTTAAGAGTAGTATTAGATAAATAATTCCCCATTATTCCGAAAATCCTTTATTTAATTCCTTATATTATTATAATATAATTTAGTAAATATTGGACTAAGTAATATATTTATATAGAAAAATATATTGAATATATATAAAATGGAAGCCTTTTTATTGAAAATAATTGATATTAATGAAAAAATTAATAAATCATATGAAAAAAGTAAGACTAGTAAAAAAATTACAAATATAGTTTCACCCGCAATTATTACTAAGCAATATATAGTATATTATTTGTATCGAATTCTCTGTAAGAATAGGGAACTAATAAAGAAAGTTGTTCCACAACCTGAGATACGCAAAGTATATAAGAAATTAGGTGTTCCTAAAGGTAGAAAAATATGTTATGCTTTAGGTAATCGTATGAATAATGATTTTGATTATCTAGAGGAAGTTTTCACAGATTTGCTAGATATTCTAAATAAGTTTCACGAAGGTAAATCCACTTTAATTTCTTCTAGGTATGAAGATTTTGAAGATTTTCTTATTATGAAAGTTCAGGGAAAACAAATTAAAAATGATTTAGAAGAATTGGCAAAATTAATCCCAAATTTAAGTATTGCTGGGAATTTTACATCTAAATTTAATGATAATTAAATAAATTTTTTTAATGTTTTCTCATATATAATTCCATATTAACCTGGTCTCCTAATTTAGATAAATTATTTACAACACTATCCGCTAAATTGGAAATATCATCTCTAATATATAAATTTGTTGCTAATTTATTTTTATTATAATTATTTAATGATGTTTTTACATCTTGTTCCATTTTATTAAGAACACCGTCATTATTACTTATAATAGCATTAATATCAGCACTATTCTTTGAAACAGGAATAGTTTCCTTTGGTATTATAGAAACTGCAGTATTTCTAATGAACGCATCAGCATTTTTATGAGAATTCATTGATGGGAAACAATCCTGATCTCCACACGCCTTTTTAATCTTTTCATTATCTTTTAACCAACAATAATTAATATCATTATCCTTATAATGTGAAAAACCTCTACACTTATCACGCTCTTCACATAAATCACGACACCTAGGCTCACTTACATTCTTCAACGGCATACCAACAAAATCATACCCAGTAATATCCCAACCTGGATAATGCTTATAATCTCCGTATTTAGTCTGCCCCTTTGGCATAATTCTAATAGATTTTACTTTCTGTATCATATCCTGGCAACTAGTGGGGTTTTTATCACTAGATAAACATACTGGTTCTATACCACTATTAACTCTACAAGCATTACCACTCAAATTTGCTGTTTTATACAAAAACACATCAAAGTTATTTGCTATAACAGTGCTAATACTATCAGGTTTATACAATGGGAATTTATCTAGCAAATCTTGTTCAGTGTATGAACCAGGTTTCAAGTCTAGTACATAACTAGAACTATAATTATTATTATCAGGACAATGTTGTATAATACGTGCGAATTTACTACGTTCTGATGGGAATGTTTCATGAATACCAAGCACTTTAATACCACGTATTCTATTTTGCCAAGTAGATATACCCAATTTCCTATCTTTCATACAATCAACATTTCCACCAAGTTCTAGAATTCTACCATTTTGTGGGTCTGTCTGTAATTGAGGGTGTTCATATAGTATATAACGAAGACCATTGCCTTCAATACGGGAAATATCTAATGTATTATCTGTTAATTTACTTATTAATATGTTTTTCAATTGATCTTCTGAATAATTTCCTGGTTCTAAATCGTGATAATATCCTTTCGTTTCAGAACTAGCATTATTTGATTTATTATTACTAGCATTAATATTCTTACATTCCTGGTGTAATCTAATGTGTTTTTGGTATTGTAGGTTAGGCATACCAGGCTTTGTAGTAATAGGTGCTAAAGTAGTAGTAGGCGCTTCTGTGATAACAGGTTTAGTAGTAGTAGTAATCTCTGGTGCTTCGATAATGAGAGAAGAAATCTTATCATTTAAATTTATATCATCTGCGTTTAAACAACCAGTATTTTTAGTAAATGTTCTAGATAATCCAGTAAAATTAGGAGTATCATATACAATAACAGTAGTTCCATTGGGGAATATTTCTGAAATATTATTATCTGGAATACCCATTGCTATTAAGTCTGCTAACGCATATCTTCCTGGTGGAAGGTCAATGCGTTTATTTCCTGAAAAATAAGGTTCATGCCAAGAACACCATATAGAAATCCTAGCAAATTTACCATATTGTGAATCTGGAATACGTTGAATATGAATTGGTGGATTACAGGAATTTTTACCATTATACATTGGATTAAAGCAATTTTCAGGAGGACATTTGCCATTAAACCACCCAATTCCATCAGCTGGTCCCGCAGATACTTGGTTATTACCTTGAACCCATTTTTCATCTGATTTATAAATTTGGTCATTAAATTCACACATATCATATGGAACATTACCATAATCAATCTTATTTGGTGCTTCAATGGCAGTAGGAACGTGATATGTATTTCTATTTTTGAAATAACCTTTTGAATTTGAGTCATCGAATTCCATTTTGCTAGTGGTTAGTAGCACATTTCCAGATGAATTAGTTGCAGAATATAAAGGTTGTGTTGGTGGAATTCCACGAGATGAATTACCAACTTGACTAACAGTATTAACATAACCAATTAGTTTATTATCAACACTGTCTTTCAATTCAATCATATCACCCTCTTTATTGACATATGTTAGGAATACATCAAAACCTTTAACAACTTCATTTTGACCTTTCAGTTTATCGGTGCTATATCTGTGTTTTGATGTAGTTGAGTTATAGAAACGATGAATTGGTTGATATAATTTAGCAAACATATCGTGTTTATAGGCGTGATTTAATTTATCATTGAGGTCATCACTGCTAAATTCTGTATTTTTAAGTAAACAATTACTACCGGAGGTTCCTTGCCAAGACATTAGCCCAGATGTGGCACCAGTACGACCAGGTGCGTGATATAAGAAACTTTTACAATTCGTATTTTTGTCGCATTCTAAACTACATTCACCTTCATTTTTAGTTCGCATATGTAATAAATCATTTCCGGCTAAATCTGTATATGGATATCTTTTTATTAAAT